CCCGTGAAAGGTACTCCTTTGGGTGGAGCGATCCGCTCGGGATGTTCGGTTCAGCAGGCTAAACCCAATAGAATCAAGGGTTTAAGAGGGGACTTCGGTCCCCTTTTTATTTCCATGTTGCGTTATTTGTTATGTTGAGGTAAGATGGTCGCACTCTACAAAAGGAGGCAGTCATGGGAATGGGTATCTATAAGATCATCAACGTGGTTAACAACAAGTTCTATGTAGGCAGTGCGGTCAACTTTAGCCGCAGGAAAGCCAGGCACTTTTCAGAGTTACGCCACAACAAACACAACAACCGGTGGTTGCAAGCATCGTGGAATAAACATGGAGAAAGTGCGTTTGTGTTTGCCGTAGTGGAAGAGGTTCAAGACAAAACCTTGCTGCTTGAGGTAGAGAATCGTTGGTTGAAAGATCACGTTGGTAAAGAGTATTGCTACAACCTTGGCGTTGACGCTACTGCTCCGATGCTTGGAATGTCTGGAGAATCAAGCCCAACTTGGGGGTACAAGCACACACCAGAGGCTATAGCAATTATTACTTCTGCTTCTATGGGTCGTAAACACACCCCAGAAGATATAGAAAAAATTCGTCAACATTGGATTGGTAAACCAAAGTCTGCCGCTACCCGCGCCAAGATCTCGGCCACACTCTCCGGTGAGGGCAACTTCTGGTATGGCAAAAAACGACCTGATCATGGCGCCAAAGTAAGCAAACCTGTTGTTGTTACAGATCCTTTCGGGAAAACTATGGAGTACGCCAGCATTTCTATCCTGCGAGAAGAGATAAAACTAAAGCCGCCGACAGTTAACCGGGCGCTGAAATCTGGCAAGCCGTTGAGCCGTGGACCTTATAAGGGCTGGTCCTTTAAATACCTTGACTCCCTCCCTAATCCCTGATACAAAGAGATAAGTCTAGGATTTATCACCCATGCAGACTGGCCTAGCAGACTTAGTAGAGACGGCATGGGAATGTGCTACTACACAAGGAGGCTTTAATGGCCCGCACTACCTTCTCCGGCCCAGTCGCGTCGGATAACGGCTTTATCTCTGGTACCGTAACCGATGAGATTTCGGTAACTACCGCATCAAACGTTTCTTCTTCCTACGTTTCGGCTTCCAATACTACTGGTGACGTTCGTCTGAACTACAGCCGTCTGACCTTTACCTCTACTGGTTCTGGTGAGACCGCACGGTTCCTGACCCGCGTAACTGGCGCTGGCGCTGCTACTGGCGGCACGGTAAACGGCGCTCATATCTCCCTGTCCATTAATGGATCTGGAACGATCTCCGGTGCTGGTAATGCTCTGCGTCTGACCCTTGGCGGATCGTCTACCAACCCTGGTGGCACGATTGCAGCTCTCCAGCTGGACTCTGACTTTGCTTCTGGTGGCACCTGGACCAATGCTTCGTACATTCGCTGCACGAACTCTGGTACTGGCACGATTGGCACGTTTGCGGTTCTGCCCAATGCCATGATCGCAACCCAGTCGTCTGCTGCCGTATCTCATGTTATTGCCATTAAGAACGCTTCTGGTACCCCGTACTACCTCATGGTATCCAACGCGGCCTAATGGAAATTACTAAAGAGTTTCTTCTAGCCGAGATCAAGAAAATGGAGCAGCAACGTGACCACGCGCATGATGTGGCCGTTGCTTCCCAGGCGTCAATAGACACCATGCAGGCTTTGTTGGCGCGTCTTGATCTTCCCGAGGAAGAGGGGCTGAAATTTTCGGACTTAGGTCTACCTGACCCAGTGCCGATCTCGGAGATACAAGATGGCAATGCAATATGATGTAAAGTCATATCACGCGACAAGTTCCTCGCTTGCCTATGCAGCCCGTACCCGGCTAAAGGGTGTAGTTATATCGCCTTCAACTTCGACGACTTTTAACTCATGTGTGGTTGATACTCAGGGTGCGTTGTCAGGTACGTACGATATTCCAGGCTCAACAACCTGTACGGTTACTATTGCTAATCACGGTCTGTCAAACGGCGACATCGTTGGCTTTAACTTTACTAGCGGTACAGCAGTAGATGACTCATATGCCGTATCAAACGTAACAACCAACACGTTTACTATAACTACGGCAAGTCTGACCACAAGTGGTGATGTGACGATGTATCCGTATGTTCTTGTTGAATTGGATTGTTCTTCAGGTACGGCGTTTTATACGCTGATTCCGGGTGAAGGTATTCTTGCACAGGGCGGTCTGTTTTGTTTGTTGCCGTCTACCACTGTAACGATGACTATTTTTTACGGGTAGCGCCATGATGCAATATGACGTTAAATCCGCTAGAGCAGCAAATACTGGGCTGTTGGTGACGCAGATTCCTGTTCGGCTAAAGTCAATTACGGTGACAAGCGCAACCGCGTCTTTAAGAACTACTTGTGTGTGCGACCCGACACAACAAAAGTCTGGTACATATGCTCGTACAAGCCCGAGTGCCACAATTACTGTGACTATTACAAATCACGGCCTTGAGACCGGGGATCGAGTATTTTTGGACTTCACATCTGGTACTGGGCGGGATGGAGCATATACCATCACAAAAACAGGTGATAACACGTTTACTTGTGAAGATGCACCGACTACAACCACAAGTGGTAATGTCACGATGTATAGCAGTATTGCTTTAGAGATCGACACTTTTAATACAATTGGTTTACCCGTACTAATTCCCGGTGAAGGTATTTACTGCCCCAACGGTATTTTTGTGGGGTGTGGAGCTTCCGTAACTGCGACGGTGTTCTATGGCTAAGACTCCAGCATGGCAGCGCAAAGAGGGCAAGAACCCTAAAGGTGGTCTTAATGCCAAGGGCCGAGCTTCCTATAACGCCGCCAACCCCGGCAAACCCGGTCTTAAAGCCCCGCAGCCTGAAGGTGGGTCTAGGCGGGATTCATTCTGTGCCCGTATGAAAGGCATGAAGAAAAAGTTGACTTCAGCCAAAACCGCCAATGATCCCAATAGCCGTATCAATAAGAGCCTCAGGGCGTGGAAATGCTAAATGGAGATGATGCTTTGGAATATCGTGTTAAGCGCGATAGTGGCGATCATGGGAATGATGCTTAAGGGCAAGTTCGACGAACTGAACCGCCTGAGTATCCTGCTTAACAGGACTCGGGAGGAAGTAGCGCGGGAACATATCACTCGTGCTGAAGTACGGCAAGACCTGGATAAGATCCGTGAACACTTTGATGATGGCTTCCGGAGACTAGAGGCCAAACTTGACGCGATGGCGCAGAAAAGGAGTTAAAAATGGCAAACCCCTACCAAGGTGACGATATAGATCCGTTTAGTGGAGTCCGTGACGAAGAAACGGGCGAAATTATTCGTAAAAAAGAAGAAGCTAAAGAAGAATCTAAAGCAGAAGCAAGTCCGCAGTCTTTTAAATCTGCGTTTGCTGCGGCCCGTAAAGCTGGCGATAAAACGTTTATGTTTGGTGGGAAAAAGTACACCACAAAACTAAAAGAAGAAAAAGATGAAGGGGTTCGTGCTAGACCTGCTAGTGGAAGTCCTAAAGACAACCCTTATTACGGTAGAACCGTATCACAACGTGCAGCTTCTTTAAAAGCTAAAGGTGGCTCAATAAAAATGGCTAAAGGCGGTTCTGTTAAGTCTTCCGCATCTAAACGTGCTGATGGTTGCGCTGTCCGTGGTAAGACGCGTGGAAAGGTACTGTGATGGCTAACAAAGACTCAAAGTCTAGCGCAGAGCGCCGACAAGTAATTGAGGGTCAAGCAAAAAAGTTTGGCCTTCCAATAAAAGATTTTGCAGGTATTCTCCGTAATTCATATTTAGACCCGAAGATGAATGCGGAAATAGAAAAAATAGCCAACGAAAACAAATCTAGTAGTTCTAGTGGTCGTTCTGGCAGTCGTGGTAGTGCTGGTGGTGGCGGTATGAACCCAGCAGATATTGAAAAAGTGCCGGGTAAACGGCAACTAAAATTTAAGTCTGGTGGTTCCGTCTCAGCATCTAAACGTGCTGATGGTTGTGCAGTTAAAGGCAAAACGAAAGGGAAAATGGTATGAAAAAGATGACTGGTATGGGTGCTTCTAAAATGGGTTCCGTTAAGACTGCCGCTCCAAGCAAAGACGGTGTTGCTACCAAAGGCAAGACCAAAGGCAAGATGATCAAGATGGCTGAAGGCGGAAAGATGCCCATGGTTATGAAGAGTGGGAAGTCTGTTCCTGCTTTCGCTGCCGACGGTAAGGGCAAAATGGCCAAAGGCGGCATGACCAAGATGCGCTATGGTGGTAAGTGCTAAATGAGGCCGTCTCGCGGAATGGGCGATATTCGCCCTTCAAAGATGCCAGAAGCCAAAATAGGAAGGCGGAAAGATGGCGATAAATTCACTACTTTCAAAGATGGTGGGAAGGTTAAGTCTCGCGTCAATGAAGCAGGCGTTTATACAAATCCTGGTCTACGCAAAAAGATCTTTAACCAGATCAAGAGTTCAGCAACTCAGGGTACAGGAGCAGGGCAGTGGTCAGCCAGAAAAGCCCAACTCTTAGCCAAGAAGTACAAAGCCAAAGGCGGCGGTTATAAGTGATCAAGGCCCCGGTGTATGACCCAAAGAAGGACGGGAATGTATTTTTCTGGGTTTTAAAAGCGGCGCAAGTGTTCCGGGAACGAAGAAGGATTGAAGTAAATGCCACTAAAGAAGCCACAACAGAGCTTAAAAGACTGGGGAACCCAGAAGTGGAGAACTAAGAGTGGGAAACCGTCTTCCGTTACTGGCGAACGTTACCTCCCAGAGAAGGCGATCAAATCACTATCTCCAGCTGAGTATGCAGCGACGACTAGAGCGAAGCGAGCTGGTAAAGCTGGTGGAAAGCAGTTCGTTAAACAACCAAAGTCAATTGCAGCAAAGACAGCGAGGTTCCGATAATGGGTAGCGGCGTAGGAACAGTAGGATCAGCGATGCAGCCGACTGGTGGGCAGACATCCCAACCTATGGGTAGCAACGTCAATCAATTTGGCGGTCAGAACCCTTATGCAACCCAGTCCTCTCCAATGGGCAGTCAAATGGGTTCAGGTATGACTGGTCAAGCCACATACTTAACCAACCCAGGGGGTAGTGGTCAAAATCAATATGCGATGACCGGAAGGCCCGATTTCCAGGCTATGCAGCAGAGGTACGGCGACGATTTTATTCCAAGAGGAAATCGACAACCAGTATCTTTTGGATCAATTTTTGATCAATTTCGTGGACTTGGCCAACAGCCAATGCAAAACCCTTATGCAAGTCCTTCCCCGCAACAATTGCAGCAGCAACAGTTACAGCAACAACAGCAGTTAATGCGTCAACAATTTGGGTTCCAAAATCCATACGCAACTAGAGCGCAGCAAATGAACATGGGTATAGCCGGACTTCCAATACAGGGCAGATATGGTCAGTACGGTGGGCAGTTTTCAGGCCAGGTCGGCTACCCCCAACCTATGGGGTACCCACAGCCAATGCAGCCACCTCAACAAGAGATGGGGTCAATGTATAAGGGTCCAAACTCTAATCTTTTGAGCCAAGGGCCAGGCGCACAATTTTCAGCAATGAATTTTAGTGGGGGTTCACCGTTAGCGTTTAGAAACGCGCTAAATAGGCAATCTCAGGAAAAAGGATTTTATCCACCGCAAGGGCAAACAACTCCTAACGCAATGCACCATGTGATTGAACAACCCTACAACGCAGGCAATGATCTCACTAACGAAATGCTTTCTTTTTCCAGGAACATGAGTTACTAAAAAGGATTGATAACATGAAAACGGTTACTCCTAGTCCAGCCAAAGAAGACCAGATGAGCAAAGATCCTATTGATCAGCTCAAAAAGGCCAAGGGTAAAACGGTTACGGCCAAGTCTGGTATGTGGATTCAAGAGGCAGTGAAGAAGCCTGGCTCCCTTCGTTCATCTCTTGGCGTCAAAAAGGGTGAGAAGATCCCTGCTGGGAAACTTGCTGCTGCTGCCAAGAAACCTGGGAAAATAGGTCAACGAGCACGTTTAGCCCAGACCCTGAAGAAATTAGGAAAGTAATATGCCAACGTCCGGCACCGTAGCATTTAACCTAGACCTCTCCAACCTGATTGAAGAGGCGTTTGAGCGCGTCGGTGGTGAGTTGCGTTCAGGGTATGACTTACGGACGGCAAGGCGGTCTTTGAACCTGTTGACCATTGAGTGGGCTAACAGGGGTATCAATCTGTGGACGATGGAGCAGGGATCTTTCCCGTTGGTTACGGGCCAGGCCATTTATCCGATCCCCGTAGATACCATCCAGATCCTCGATACGGTCATCCGGCAGAATCCTGGAACACTGAACCAGATCGACATCAACATCAGCAACATCGCGGAACCAACGTACTCCTCGATCCCCAATAAACTAACCCAGGGCAGGCCAATTCAATATTGGTTCAACCGGCAGTCTGGGAACGACAATCCTACGACGATTCTTCTGGCCCAGAACATTACGGCCACTGACACGACCATACCCCTGTCTACGACTACGGGCCTGGCTGCGGCAGGATTCATCAAGATCAACAACGAGACGATCAGCTACCCGAACATCTCCGGTAACTCGCTAATCAACTGCGCCCGTGGACAGAACGGCACTACAGCGGTAGGACACAACGTTATCGGCACCCCTGTTATCACGGTCCAAAACCTCCCGTGCGTGAACATATGGCCAACGCCAAACCCCCCGGGAGACCAGTACACGTTTGTCTACTGGAGACTTCGTAGGATGCAGGATGCAGGTAATGGAACGACGGTACAGGACATTCCTTTCCGTCTTATCCCGTGCATGGTGTCTGGCTTGGCTTACTACTTAGGCATGAAGCTGCCAGGCATAGACCCCACCAGGATTCAGATGCTGAAGATGGATTACGAAGAGCAGTGGACCCTAGCATCGGCTGAGGACAGAGATACAGCACCATTGCGTATCGTCCCCAGGAACATGTTTTATTACGGGTAAGCCATGTCTAACAGGTTCGCCTCTGGTAAGTTTGCAATCGCGGAGTGTGATCGCTGCGACCAGCGGTTTATGCTCAAAGAGTTGCGTATCCAGACGGTTAAGACCAGGCCATTTAAGATCAAAGTGTGCCGGGCCTGTTGGGATCCTGATCAGCCTCAGTTGCAACTTGGTATGTACCCGGTCAACGATCCACAAGCCGTTAGAGAGCCGCGCCCAGACGTCAGTTATAGGCAGTCAGGGACAACAGGATTGCAGGAGCTTACGACCAATAGCACGGCGCCGCTGGGCTTTGGTTTTCCGGCAGAAGGCAGTAGAGTGTTCCAATGGGGATGGTACCCAATAGGTGGGGCCAGCGCTGAAGATGCGGGGTTGACGCCAAACGATTTAGTGGCTACAACAGCCGTAGGAACTGTATCAATCTCAATAGGAGTTTAAAATGATGAAACAAATGCGCGGCGTTGCAAAGCGGGAAGCCATGAAGGCCGTTAAGGGCCATGAAGCTACCATGCACAAGGCCAAAAAAATGAAGGCTGGTGGCCCCACCTCTATGGACATGAAGAAGTATGGCCGTGGAATGGCCAAGGTGATGAATCAGCGTTCGCCGGTTCGTAAAGTACGTGCTACGGGGATCTAATCATGGCTAAATACAGCAATAAAGTAATGGGCAAAGAGGTCGGAGACGGCGCTCTTTATGCCCCTCCCCATACGATGACTGGCAAGGACATTGGCCCAAAAGAGGCTATGAAGGCTGTCAGCCGTCCTCCTGATCCCAATACACTCGCTGCCAAAGACTTCACCTGCAACACCCCGGCTGGGCGTGTGAGCTTTGGTGATCCAGGCCGCGACTATGTAAAGACCGACGGGATCAAGATCCGTGGGACTGGTGCGGCTACTAAGGGTGTAATGGCTCGGGGACCGATGGCGTGAATTACACGGAACTGACCGCTGCAATTAAGGGCTATGCAGAAAATGATTTCCCAGAGACTGTGGGGAGTTTTACCTCTGCATCCCAGATAGCCACGTTTGTCCAAGAGGCAGAGCAGCGGATCTACAATTCCATTCAGATTCTTGCGCTGCGGAAGAACTCTACTGGCGTAACAACAGGCGGAAGTCAGTATCTTTCTGCCCCGTTAGACTGGTTATCAACGTTCTCATTGGCCGTTATCGACCCAGTCACCGGAGAGTATGAGTACCTTCTGGACAAGGATGTGAACTTTATCCGCCAGGCGTATCCGTATCCAACGACATCAGGCAAGCCTCTGTACTATGGGTTATGGGATGAAAACACGTTCATCCTTGGGCCTACGCCGGATGCCAACTACACGATGGAGCTGCACTACTTCTACTATCCCGAGTCAATAGTGACGGCTGGAACGTCCTGGCTGGGGGATAACTTTGATTCAGTGCTCCTGTATGGTGCTTTGCTTGAGGCTGCGGCATTCATGAAGAGTGAGCCGGAGACGATTGCCAACTACACGGCACGGTACAATGAAGCTATGAGTGTTCTGAAACAGCTTAGCGAAGGCAAGAACCGGTCAGACGCCTACCGTAATGGCCAGATTAGAGTGCCGATTACATGATCACTCAAACACAGACCACGTCGTTCAAAGCGGAACTCTACGAGGGTATACACGATCTTTTGACCGATACCATCAAGATCGCTCTCTACACCGCCAACGCCGATTTAGGGGCATCCACGACGGTCTATACCACGGACCAAGAAGTCACTGGAACAGGCTATACCGCAGGTGGGGTTACTGTAACAAATGTTACAGTGGAATCGTCTGGAACAACCGCGTATGTGAGCTTTGACAATCCTCAATGGACCGGGGCGTCATTTACCTGCCGAGGGGCTTTGATATACAACTCTAGCAAGGCCAATAGGTCCATAGCAGTCTTAAATTTTGGTAACGACAAGATCGTGACCAACGGAACATTCACAGTCACGATGCCTGCCAACACGGCTACAACCGCCCTGATAAGGTCTCAATAATGTTTGCTTCTTTCCTGTCCGAACCGCCCACCGTTGTGGTATCTCAAATAGCGCCCAAAGAGCATGAAACCTGGGTGCCAGCAGAAGACTTTGAGATGTGCGGGAAGCTAAACGTAGACCTAGACACGCTCAAAAAGAACGTTGAAATAAACATCAGGAAGGGTTTCCAGCAGATCGTTCCCCATCCAACCAATGAGGTGGAGGCAATGATTGTTGGGGGCGGACCGTCCCTGCGTGAATACATCCATGAGATTAAGAGTTTGCGCCGCCAGGGCGTGAAACTCATCGCTTTGAACAACGCCTACCAATACTGTATCGACGCGGGGGTGATGCCTTCTGCGATGGTCATGGTAGACGCCAGGCCGTTTAACGCACGGTTTGTAGAGAACATCATCCCGGACTGCAAATACTTTATTGCATCGCAATGTGACCCGTCGGTTTTTGATCCGTTACCCAAGGATCGAAGCTATATCTGGCACACCAGCGCGGAAGAGATTAGTGACATTCTGGCGACCGAGTACGCCAATTGGTATCCCGTTCCTGGCGGATCTACCGTCTTGTTGCGGACGCTACCTTTGTTTAGAATGTTGGGATTCAAGCGGTTTCATATCTTTGGATGTGATTCCTGTTTGGAAGGTGAAGCGCACCATGCTTACGAGCAGCAAGAAAATAATGACCAGATGGTCATTCCTGTGCGTGTCGGCGGCAAAGTTTTTCACTGTAATCCGTGGATGGTTTCGCAGGCCAAAGAGTTTATTGACTTGATTGCCTGTATGGGTGATGTAATGGAGTTGGAAATCTACGGCGGATTACTCCGTCAAATTTTGGAAACTGGCGCTTCTCGCGCAGACTTAGAGGAGATTTAAAATGGCTGCAACCGCATGGCAACTGTATAACACTGCCAAACGCTACATCGGCAACGGGACGATTGAACTCGGCGCTGGTAACTTCAAGATGGCTCTCTTTACGAGTGCTAGTAACACTTCAACGTTTACTCTCAGCACGTTTGGTTCGTTGACCAACCAGATCTCTGCGACCGGCGGATACGTGAGTGGTGGTAAAGCTCTTGTTCCGGCTACCGGCCAGTGGACAACGGGGGCATCAGCCAAGCAAATGAAGTTCACGTACTCGACTATTGGCCTGACCTTTACGGCCTCTGGTTCTTCGTTGAACAACATTAAGTACGCTGTGATTACGTATGGAGCATCGGCTGGTGTGGCGTCTGCCCGTAAGTTGGTTTGCTTCTGCCAGCTATCGAGCGCACAGTTCACCGTTTCGTCGCCCAACACTCTTACCGTTCTCCCGGCTGCTACTGGCGTCTTCACCCTTACCTAAACAGTAAGGGGGCAAGATGTTTGCACAAGCCCCGTTTTCGGGCGCTCCTTTTGCATCTGAAGTAGGAGCGGGTGGTGTTGTTCCAGCAACAGCGGCACTTGTCATTGCTGGAGCTGCGCCTACTCTTAGAGTAGCGTCATTTGTTACGCCTGGCGCGGGGCAGATTGTTGTTGCTGGGTCTGCTCCTGATGTAGTTAGTTCGGCAGCAATCACCCCAGGGTCTGGCGCATTAACGACGTTAGGCTTTGCGCCAACGTTAGAGATTTCCCGGATTATCACGCCTGCGACTGGAGCAATCACAGTCCAGGGCTACCCAATAGTCATCAAGCAAGACTATGAAGTTTTCCCCGGTTCGGGGGCAATTTCTATAGATGGGAAGATCCCGGTTACGCTTGTTGGTGCCACCATATCCACAATTGTTGGTGAGGTAGCGCTTGAAGGGTACGCGCCAGAGCTGTCCCTTGGTATCAATGACGAGCCTGAAACTGGCAACATCAGCGTTGAGGGTCAAGAGCCTGTAGTCATTACGGCGACATTTATCTCGCCAGCAAGCGGTGCAATAGCAGTAGCCTCAGACCCAAGCATCATATTTATTGGTAATGCAATAACACCGGGAACCGGAACGGTAGTAGTAGCCGGGTCTCCGCCATTACAAGCAGTATTTGTAACAACGGTAACGGGATCTTTGTCCGTTCAAGGAAACATCCCGCTCATAGACAAACGCATTGAGGTCGGTACTGGGGCGGTAACGGTTGCTGGTGTAGCACCAAATGCAATTGCAGGTCGAGCATTGTTCCCGCAAACAGGGTCGATGGTAACTGCAACATCTGTTCCAACGGTTCTTCCAAGTTTTGAAGTAAGACCTGGCACGGCGAACTTAAACATCGTAACCTTTGCACCACGCAGAAATAGTCCTAACTGGACGGTCATAAATGACGCGCAGAATCCAAACTGGATTCCCATAGCAGCATAGAGGATAGATCATGGCACTTGTACTAAAAGACAGGGTTAAAGAAACCACCACAACAACGAGCACCGGGGCGTATACGCTAGACGGTGCGGTTGCTGGGTATCAGTCGTTCTCAGTTATAGGCGACGGGAACACAACCTACTATGCCGTGGCTAACGAAACAGACTGGGAAGTGGGAATCGGTACATACACAGCCTCTGGTACGACGCTAAGCCGCGACACGATTCTTGAGTCATCTAATTCTGGTAACGCGGTTAACTGGGGCGCTGGCAGCAAAGATGTGTTTGTGACCTATCCCGCTGAACGGTCTATGTATGTAGATGGGTCATCAATTGTTCCAGCAACATCGGCAACCTTGGGCGCAGCTAACGGTGGCACAGGCAATGGATTTTTTGCGGTAAGCGGTCCTGCAACAACGACAAAGACCTACACGTTTCCAAATGAGGATATGACGGTTGTTGGTTTAAGCCAGACCCAAACGCTTACCAATAAACGTGTGACGCCTCGGATTGGTACGGTAACTAGCGCTGCCACAATTACACCGACCGCCGACGATAGCGATCAATACAACGTTACAGCTCTTGCTACGAACCCAACTATAGCGGCTCCATCTGGAACACCAACGGATGGACAAAAACTTACGATTCGTTTAAAAGCCATTACATCAACTAGGACGCTTACTTGGACAACATCGTCAGGAGGGTATAGAGCGATTGCCGTAACGCTTCCAGCAACAATACCGGCTAACAAAACGGTTTATGTTGGGTGTATTTATAATTCAGCAGATTCTTTCTGGGATGTAGTTGCTTACGCTCAAGAACTGTAAAGGAGAAATATATGGCACAAGAGATGATCAAAATTGACTTCAGAATGGACAACGGTACGTTTAACTTTTCTGATGCGCTGCATTTACCTGCCAATCATACGTATACTGAGCAAGAGATTGAGGCCATGAAGCAGGCCAGGTTCGATGCTTGGATTGCGGTAATTACAGCTCCCCCTCAAGAACCGCAAGAACCAGTTGATGTCATTGACGTAACAGACACCTCTGGGCAATAAGGGGATTTAGATGGCCAATAGGTATTGGGTAGGTGGAACAGCAACCTGGGATGGTACTGCCGGTACTAAGTGGTCTACCACTTCTGGTGGGACTGGTGGCGCTGCCGTTCCTACTTCGGCTGATGATGTGTTTTTTGATGCCGCTTCTGGGGCGGGTACTGTAACTGTTAGTGGAAGTCGTCCTTGCTTATCTTTTAATGCCACTGGTTTTACTGGCACGCTTGCTGGAACTTCTACACCTAACCTTCAAGTACATGGAAACCTAACATTAGGTTCTGGTATGACTGTGGCCGGTACGCTTACAACGGTCACTATGCAGGGCACAGGTAGCTATACGATCACGTCAAATGGCAAATCACTGGTCAACATCACGTTCAACAATGCTGGCGACACGTGGACCCTGCAAGATAATTTAACGATAACTGGAGTGGCCACACTTACGGCAGGAACGCTTGCGTTAAGTTCGTACACTTTTACAGCCGCTTCGTTTACCAACACTTCCACTACTACGCGGGTATTAAACTTTGGAACAGGTAAGCTTGTTCTTACTGGGTCTGGCGTAGTTTTTAACGGGGTAACTACAGGATTTACCACATCAGGAACAACCAAGATTGTTGAGCCTAGTTTGGGTGCAGCTCAGACAATCACGCCGGGTGCTTTATCAGAAGCAAATTCGTTTGATATTTCTGTTCCTGCAACCGCAGGAAACTTCACTCTTACATTGACTGCTGGCGGGTATAACGATCTTACATTTGCCAATGCCACATACACTGTTGCCAACACAGCAATCACGGTATATGGAAGCCTGACAATCAACGGTACGTCTCCAACATTTACGGCAGGGACAAACGCCTGGACATTTGCTGCCTCGGCAACCACGGAGACAATCACAACAAGCGGTGAGACATTAGATTTCCCCATTACGTTTAACGGGGCCAGCGGAACATGGCAGCTACAAGACGCTTTAACTGTAGCCAGCGGCAGGACGACTACGCTTACTGATGGGACGTTAGATCTTCAGTCTTATACGTTTACGACCGGTTTGTTTTCGTCATCTAACTCTAATACCAGGACGATTGCTTTTGGAACCGGAAAAATTGTCTTGACTGGTACGGGTACGGTATGGACTACCAGTACGGCAAACAGCTTAACAATAACCGGAACAGATCGAATCGTAGAACCAGCGCTTGGAGCTGCTCAAACAATTACGCCAGGCTCGCCATCGGAAGCAAACACGTTTGACGTTGTAGTCCCGGCAACAGCAGGAAACTTTACGCTTACGCTCACAGCCGGTAACTTTAGAAACCTAACTTTTGCCGACGCCACCTATACGGTAGCCAACACAGCCATTAGTATTTTTGGAAACCTGGTTGTAAGTGGAACCTCGCCAACATTTACTGGCGGAGCAAACGCATGGACATTTGCGGCTACAGGATCTACGGTTCAAACAATTACGACCAATGGGGAGACTTTAGACTTTCCAATTACCAAGAGTGGAGCCACAACCTCCACATTACAGTTACAAGATGCGCTGTCGGTTGGCCTTACTAGAACGTTTACTCTCACACAAGGAATAGTTGATCTTCAGTCATACACACTGACTCTTGGTCTGTTTAGTTCTAGCAACAGTAACGTGCGCTCTATAGCGTTTGGAACAGGGAAAATATTGCTGGCCGGTACGGTTGGGGCAACGTCATGGACTACATCTACTGGCACAAACTTTACAAGTAGCGGATCAAAACTTGTAGAACTTACAGCCCCAGCAACTGGAACTAAAACACTTAATTTTGGTTCAATTATCGCGGCTAATACTTTAGACCTTACAACTATCACTGGTGGTGGAACGTCATCAATAACAATATCTGGTAACGTCAATAATCTCACTTTCTTTAACGGTACGTACACGATTACTGGCAGCACTCCATCTATTTTTGGTGACTTTGTAATTGGGGGAACTAGCCCAACATTAACCGGAAACACTTTTACGTTTGCTGCAACATCTGGAACTAAAACAATTACATCAAATGGTAATTCATTAAGCGCGGTTACGATCAATGGCGTTGGTGGTACATTTCAACTTGCAGACGCGCTTACAAGCACAACGTTTACATTTACAAATGGAACATTAGAGCTTCAGTCGTACACGCTTACATGCACTACGTCGTTTGAATCTTCTAACTCAAACGTTAGAACCCTTAATTTTGGAACCGGAAAAATAGTTTTATCGAATACGAGTGCAGCAACAATTTTAAGTATGAGCGGTTCAACTAACTTTAATTCTTCTGGCACTAGGTTGGTTGAAGCGCTGACCGGCGGTACAGCGACCAGAGGTTTTGCTTTTGGTACAGGGGTTACAGAAGCAAATACGCTTAATTTAAGTATTGTTTTGGGCGGAAGTTCTGGTGGAACATTTAACCCAATTACTGGGCGGATAAATAATTTTACTGTTGCAAATGTAACATGCGCTCTTTCAAGTCTGACTGCTGGTGGTGGTTTTTCTGCAACGATATATGGAGACCTTACTATTGGTGGCACAAATGTTACTTGGAGAGCCGATACAGCGTCAGGCGGTTATACGGTGACACTTGGAGCAACGTCCGGGACAAAATTAATTACTACCAACGGAGCGACCGTAGGAAGCAATTTAAACTTTAACGCTGTTGGTGGAACTTGGCAGTTGCAAAGCGCTTTAACAATACACGACGAAGGAACTTTGTCTGTTTCTGCTGGAACACTTGACCTAAATGACTATTCGGTATCAACTGGAATTTTTTCTTCAAGTACAAGTAGTGTTAGAACTCTTGATTTTGGATCATCCAGTGAGATTTTAATAACGTATGGTGGGGTAGATTTAAATACACAAATAATTAATATTGGAACTCTTACTAATTTAACTTATATTGGAACACCAAAATTTGCTTTACAGTGCAATGGGGGTACACCGTCTATATCAGCCACGGAAGCAAAAGCCATAGATTTAAGGGTAATAGCAGCCGGACAAACGTATGTATCTAGCATATTTGAGGTAAAAAACATTTCATTTATTACTAATGGAAGTTTAATTCCTACCGCTTCTAGCAATGAAATTTTAATTTACGGAGATTTTTATACAGACCCCTCATGGAATGGTAGTTTTGGAAATTATACTCTTGAAAACCCTCCAGGAGTTTTTACAACATATTACTTGTATTTAAATTTTGCATCGACATCGGCAACAGTTAGATCAATCAACACGCAAAACAAAACGACGTTTGACTCAATAGTGCAATTTACTGGTGCAGGTGGGTCATGGAGATTTGACTCAAACTTTACTCATGATACGCAAAGCGTCGCTAATGACGCAGAACAATATATTGACTTCGTTGCTGGTACATTAGATTTAAATGGCTACACCATAACTACAAATAGATTTTTGTCAATTTCAAATCCGTCCGCAGCAAGAACTCTTACATTTGGTTCGGGAACACTAGCATTGCGTGGGAATGATACTACGTATCCTAGTGGTGTATTGGAAATTAGCGGTCAAAGTGGTAGTCCCGCATTTACGTGCAATCCTGGAACAGGAGCAATTAATTTTACAGCTAGTAGCGATAAGTCACTTGATGCAGATATAGCTACCGCACCTACAATACTTCCAACAATAACAAATACGACAAATACAGTGTTAACTTTTTTAGCATCAAATAACAACTTACTTTTTGGTGATTTAGGTGCGGTACCATCATCAACGACGTATACTTTTACTAGCGGCAGAACATACTATTTTAGTAATTTTACGCTAAGGCGTAATGCTGGAACAGTAACCCTCAATTCTACGAGCCCAGGGTCTATATATAGATTAAATATGGCAACAGGGATTGCAAATTGCCAGAGATTAAATATTACGGACTCAACTGCAGAGGGGGGCGCAAGATGGTTTGCGGGCTCATTGTCTACAGACGGTGGCAACAACACAGGCTGGATCTTTACGAATCCCACGACTGGTAATATGTTCATGCTGTTCCAGTAAGGCTCAAGAATTTAACGACGGAGTAAATTATGGCAAGTACATACAGCCCACTAAAGATTGAACTCATTGGAACGGGTGAGCAGGTAGCCACCTGGGGCCAGACAACGAACACAAACCTGGGCACGGCCATCGAGCAGGCCATAGGGGGTAAAGCAGATGTGACGATGTCCAGCACATCTGTCACTCTTACGCTTACTGATACCAACGCTCTTCAAGACGCCAGGGCGCTCTACTTAAACTTAACGGGAACGCCAGGCGGAGCTGCAACACTCAATGTCCCGGCAGTGCAGAAAGCCTACATAGTCCGCAATGGTACGACCGGGGGTTTTGCTGTCACAGTTAAGGTCACGGGCCAGACAGGCGTCTCGGTTCCCAATGGGGCCACGATGCACCTCTATAACAATGGGACAGACGTAGTAAACGCCATGACGAACTTACCTGCTGGCGCTACGGTTGGCGGGGTAGCAATCGGTACGGGCGGTGGATCTGTAACATCTGTTACAGGGACGGGTACAGTCAATGGCATCACACTGACGGGCAATGTCACAACGTCCGGTTCACTGACTCTTGGCGGTGCTCTGACCAACGTGGACCTTGCAACCCAGGTAACTAATACGCTACCAACTAACAGGGGCGGAACAGGTCAAACGGTTGCTAAGTATTGCAATCTCACAAACGCTACGAACGTGGACGGAATACTGCCAGTAGCAAACGGGGGGACGGGAAGCAACACTCTTACAGCGAATGCTGCGTTAATAGGAAATGGCACTAGCGGGATATTGGGGCTTTCGCCTGGTGCTTTGGGCAATATAATGACATCTAATGGTACGACGTGGGTGTCGAGTGCTCCATTAACAGTAACATCATTTAGTGCTGGCACGACGGGTCTAACACCCAACACAACCACTACTGGTGCAGTAACACTTGCTGGCACATTAAATGCCGCTAATGGAGGGACAGGTAGAACTTCGCTTACAGCCAATAACGTATTGATTGGTAATGGAACAAGTGCAGTTAATTTTGTAGCGCCAGGATCTAGTGGTCATGTTTTATTGTCCAATGGAAACGCTTGGTCTTCTGGATTTCCAACAAAATTGTCAACAGCGTCTGGATCTGCTCCGTCATATTCAGCAAGGGCGTGGGTAAACTTTAATGGTACAGGAACCGTAGCTATTCGTGAGTCTGGTAATGTTTCTAGTATTACTGATAATGGCACTGGCGACTACACTGTGAACTTTACTGCCGTAATGGCGGATACAAATTACGCAATCACAGCTAGTGGATCACAAAACGGAACGATAACTGCTAATGACCGATTTGTGTCATCGTTTGCTGTGTCTAGCTCTGCTGCACGTTTGATATTTTCGGCCTGGATCAACGGTAACTCGGTGACTGATCCGGTTGTCGTGTCCATCGCCGTTTTTCGCTAATTAAGAGGAAAAAATGAACAAACGAATTATTTACAGAAAGGATGACGGCGGCGTTGCTGTAGTCATTCCTACATCAGAATATCTTAAAACACATACGATTGAAGAGTTAGCGGCAAAAGATGTTCCTGCTGGTGTTCCTTATGAGATTGTAGATGTATCACAAATACCTAGTGACAGGACTTTTCGTGGAGCATGGACATGGGAATAAAAGTTGATCTTTCTAAAGCAAAAGAAATAGCGCATGAAAAGCGTCGAATAGCTAGAGCACAAGAGTTTGCACCTTTAGACATAAAAGCAACAATTCCAATGGAGGCTGCAAAAGCAGAAGCAGAGCGTCAAAAAATACGCGACAAATATGCTGCTATGCAAACTCAGATAGATGCTGCAAATAATGTTGACGGTTTAAAAGCCGTGCTTACTAACATATTATGACTATCGACATCGAATTACTAAAAATCTAGGCTCAGGTTGAGCTTGACAAAATAAAGCAAAGAGATGGCTGACGATGCTACTAGAACTTGCCGCTGCCAACGCAGCCTTTGCGGTCATCAAGGAGGCTATCAATAACAGCGGGGAGATCATCCAGGCTGGTAAAGCTGTATTTGATTACTTTGACAACAAAGCAAAGATTCAAGAAAAGGTAGCAGCAACACCGGATCACAAGCGTAACGACTTAGAAGAATTTTTTGCGTTAGAGCAGTTAAAGAAGCAGGAGCAAGAACTTAAAGAGATGTTCATCTACCAGGGCCGACCTGGGTTGTGGGATGACTGGCAGGCGTTTCAGGTAAAGGCTAGACAGAATAGAGAAGCAGCAGCACGGGAAGTAGCAAGAGCAGCGCAGGAGAAGAAGGCTCGTCGTGCTAGGTTGATGGAGCAGATTCTTCTGGGGTTCTGGTTGTTTGTGGCAGGGTCTATATTTGTGGGGTTGATGATTGGTGCGCTCTGGCTTTACATGCTAAAGGACCGAGGATGAAATACACCGCAGAAGAAATTCAAACGATGGTCTGGGCCGCTGTGGTTATTGGCGTGCTGTCGTTGCTGGTTATCTCTACTCTTGGCATCATTCTGAGTGTGCTTTTTGTTGATCATGACCTGACACAGATGGCCCCCATAGACCAGAAGTTTCTTGAGATTCTGAAAGAGATCATGCTCGTTGCGATCGGTGTAATTTCTGGCGTTGCCAGCACGAAGATAGGAAAGTAAATGCCACATCCCCTTGCTGCGTTGCTGTCGATTGGTGAGAAAGTCATCGACAGAGTATTGCCGAGTCCAGAGGCCAAGGCTCAAGCCATGCTTGAGTTAAAGAAATTGGAGAAAGAAGGCCGTCTGGACGAACTCCAGGCCGACATGAATGAGCAGGACAATCTTACGGAGCGTGCCAAGAATGACATGGCGTCTGACTCCTGGCTGTCAAAGAACATCCGCCCCATGACTCTGATCTTCATCCTCGTTGTTTACACGGTATTTGCCACCATGTCTGCCTATGGGCATAACGCCAACGAGTCCTACGTCACCCTGCTAGGCCAGTGGGGGATGCTGATAATGAGCTTCTACTTTGGCGGTCGGACGCTTGAGAAGATCCTGGCTATGAAGGAAAAGAAATGACCCAACTGACCAAGAACTTCAGCCTAGCTGAGATGGTGAAGTCTGAGACGGCGCTGCGTCATGGCATGGAGAACAACCCTGGCCCAGACGAACTGAACAACCTTTTGAACCTCTGCGCCAACGTATTGCAGCCCATTCGTGACCACTACCAGAAGGGCGTCAAGGTTAACTCGGGCTATCGCTCGCCGGATGTAAATGCTAAAGTAGGGGGGTCTAGAACCTCGGATCACTGCCGGGGGATGGCTGCTGACATTGAGATACCGGGGGTGCCAAATGCAGAGCTTGCTGCTTATATTAGAGACAACCTGGCTTACACACAGCTTATTTTGGAATTCTATACTCCTGGCGTACCTGACAGTGGTTGGGTTCATGTTAGTTACGATGACAAAGATCTGAAGAAACAGGTCATGACCGCCACCAGGAAAGATGGAAAGACGGTCTACTTACCTGGATTGGTTGCCTAATCATGCTCAAAAAGATCGTCCTGCGTCCTGGTATCAACCGTGACACCACGAACTACGCCAACGAGGGCGGCTATTACGAGTGCGACAAGATCCGGTTCTATTCTGGATTTCCGCAAAAGATTGGGGGCTGGGTAGAAGCTACGCCTGAACGGTTTATCGGAACCTGTCGGCAGCTATGGAACTGGGTTACGTCCTACACCGACAACTTCTTAGCAGTCGGTACGGATCAAAAGCTATACATTGAAGTAGGTGGCCTGTATTACGACATCACACCAATTCGTAGCCCACTTGCGTCCCCTGATCAAGAGTACACATTTAAGACTCCTACTACTGATAACTGTATTGACACGACAAACGGTTCAACCACAGTCAATATCAATATCGCGTCGCATGGGTGCTTAGTAGGTGACTACATCACGATTGCCGGTGCAGCGAACGTAGGCGGCATACCCAGTGCTATTTTGAATGCTGAGCACAAGGTCACGGAAGTAACGGACGCCAATAACTTTAAGATTGTTGTTTCCACAGCGGCTACATCAACAGTAACCAATGGCGGCGGGACATCTATATTTGTCGGATGCCAGATTCACCCAGGCTTTCCCCTTCAGACAGCAGGTTATGGTTGGGGAACTGGTGGCTTTGGAGGCACAACTGGATTATCTACGATAGGAACATTTACGGTCACTGTTGCTTCTCCGGCGGTGTTAACTTTTGCAGCGTATACCCCGGTAGATAACACCGTCATCATTCTCTCTACAACTGGTGCTCTTCCTACGGGGCTATCGGCTGGGGTAGCGTATTACGTTGTTAACGCATCCGGCAGCACATGCCGATTGTCACTAACACTTGCTGGCGCGGCCATCAATACGACTGGTACACAGAGCGGAACCCAGAGCGCTCAATTAGTTTCTTCTCCAACTCCTTGGGGACTGGCTAGTCCACTGCCCGTATACCTACCGCAACGAGATTGGTTCTTTGATAACTTTGACAATGACCTGGTGGCCAACATTCGTGCCGTTACGACAGGTGCTGGCTTGGCTACTGGTGGACCAATTTATTACTGGGTGCGTGGTGCTACAGCAAACGCTCAAGGGGCCTTGAGTACCCGAGCAGTCCTCTTGTCTGGACTCACAATCGACGGTGTGGCTCCGGCAGATGTTCCAGAGTCTGCTTATCAGATCCTGGTTTCACAGAACGATAAACACCTCTTGGCTTTTGGATGCCAACCGTATGCTGGAGCTCCTGGTTCTTTTGATCCACTTCTTATTCGTTGGGCCACACAGGATCAGCCAAACGTCTGGACGCCGCTACTGACAAACTCCGCTGGATTCATTCGGGTATCCCGTGGATCAAGGATTGTCCGGGCGCTACCAACACGGCAAGAGATTGTGGTCTTCACAGATACGCACCTGTACAGCTTTCAGTTCCTAGGCACTATTGAAGTGTTTGGTCTCCAGGAGTTAGCCGACAACATTTCAGTTATGTCTCCACGATCATGTATCGCTGTGAACAACGTGACGTACTGGATGGGTCTGGATAAGTTCTACGCCTATGATGGCCGGGTGCAAACGCTGCCGTGCACACTGCGGGAGTATGTCTTTAAAGACATTAACTTTGATCAGGCCGACCAGGTTATCTGCGGAACAAACGAGGGCTACAACGAGATCTGGTGGTTCTATTGCAGTGCAAACTCAAACTGGGTAGACCGGTACGTCATTTACAACCACCTCAATCAAATCTGGTATTACGGTAATTTAACTCGCACGGCCTGGCTTGATGTGTCCTCCAGAGACTTCCCGACGGCAGTGTCTACGGATGAGGCTCAGAATCCTGGAGTCCTTTACACCCATGAGGTAGGGGTGGACGATGGCACCCTGCCGATGGAGTCTTTTATTCAGTCGTCTGACTTTGATATTGAGGATGGCGATCAACTGATGCTGACCAAACGGGTGATCCCTGATGTGAACTTTAACGGGTCTACCGCAGCAAATCCTGAAGTCACTATGGGCGTCCGGTCTCGTAACTTCCCTGGCTCAACATTTACCAACAACGCTTTGAACGAAAAGCCGGTCATTCAAACCACGGTGAACCAGTACACGGAACAGGTATTTATCCGTACCAGGGGACGCCAGATGGCCATACGGATTAGTTCTGACGGGCTTGGAGTGCAATGGCAGCTCGGTGCTCCTAGGCTTGACGCTCAACCAGACGGTAAGCGGTAATGGCCCTCATAGGATTCCGCGCACCAGCACTTCCTCTGCCACGGGAGCAGTACGACCGTCAGCAGATGGACCAGTTAATCAATGCTTTGCGGTTGTACTTCAACAAATTAGATTCGCTTACCCCTCAGCAGGCCAACTCCTACCGTGCAGATGAGTTTATTGGTGGAGACTTTAGCGGGGATGACTACACCGGCGATGTTTTTACTGGGAACACGTTTAACGGCACGACATTAAACGGAACCTACTTTAACGGCGGGAGTTTTAGCGGCGAGCAGTTCAATGGCGGGGTATTCAACGGCAGTGGGCATAGGATTATCTTCCCCCATATCTCTGCCTCAGACTCGACAGACCAGATTGCTGGCGGCAATAACACGCCTACGGTTGTAGAGTGGAACACACTGGATTCTGGGTTTGGTTGGACATTGGCTGCGCCCGGATCGGCAACGGCTGATTATGCTGGGGTATATAAGATTACCTACAGCCTACAGTTCATTAATACGGCCAATGACGTTCACTACGCTACGGTTTGGATAAAAGTTAACGGTGTTGATGTGGCAAACTCGGCCACGATCTTTACAATTCCAGCCCGAAAAAGCGCCAGCCCTGGTGATGAAGGTTTTAATGCCGCCTATTCAGAAGCCACATTTAGTATGCAAGTGGGTGACGAGGTTGAGCTTTACTGGGCTACAGATCAGGCAGGAGACCCTACGGTACCGACAGATGGGGTCTATATTTTCCACGATGGGCCGCAGGTGTCTCCTTTTGCAAGACCGGCAATACCCTCGGCGATAGGATCTATTACGTTTGTTTCAGCAGTACCGGACGTAACAGTCAAGCCGAGCATTGACACTTTGGTGATTTCTGGAACAGCTCCGACGGTGACCGTAGCCTAGTCAATGGCTAATAAATCGCGGATAATATGTCAATTCAAGTATTTAGGAGGATTTCATGGGTACGGGCGTAGGCGAGGCGATGATCATTGGTGCCGTAACGGGCGCTGGTACTTCTGCAATAACAGGTGGAGACCCGCTTAAAGGTGCTCTTCTAGGCGCTGCCGGTGGTGGTGTTGGGGCCGGGATTGCTGGGGCTGGTGCTGGAGCAAGTGGGGCGGCAGCAGCTCCCGTAAGTTCGGTAAGTACGACTGGAGCAGCAGCAGGATCAGGTGTTGGAGGTGCTTCTCCAATCGCAACAACGGGGATTACCGGAGCATCTGGTGCTGGGGTAGGTGGAACAGCCGGAGACTTAGCAGCACAAAATGCTTTAATGGGAGATATTTCCAGGGGTATTAGCTATCAGGGGTCTGAGTTAGCTACCCAACTAACACCAACACAAGTATCAGCAGGTAAAATGGCTGGTGCTGGTCCAGTATCGACGCCTACCTTCCCGTCCATTAATTCCTTTTACGCTAGAAATCCCGTGCTCATGCCTGCTGGTCTGGGTGCAGCAACATCCGCAATTGGTCAGATGTATGACGTAGAAGGTCTGCCGGAAGAGGAAAAGTATAGTGGCCCCCTTAGTCGATTCAACTACAACCCTGACCGGTATCGCTCTTCAATGGCAAGTGGTGGCCTAGCAGACTCCGCAGTGGCACAGCGTTACATGAAAGGTGGTCATCTGGGTTCTTACTCCGATGGTGGCCGTTTACTGAAAGGGCCGGGCGATGGAATGTCTGACAGCATCCCCGCCAAGATTGGAGCCAAGCAGCCTGCTCGTTTAGCAGACGGTGAGTTTGTCGTTCCGGCAGATGTCGTTTCTGGCCTAGGCAATGGGTCCACAGACGCTGGTGCGCGGAAGCTCTATGCCATGATGGACAAAGTACGCAAGTCCCGTACTGGAACTAAGCGCCAGGGCAAAGAAATCAATCCCAACAAGTACATTCCTGCGTAGGAGATAGGCATGGGATCAGCAGTCGGCAGGATGATAAGTCCGCAGCAGCCACACATGCAAGAGTTTTACAACGCCATAAACCAACATGCGTTTAATCAGCAGTTGGGGCGCGGTGCATCCAATCAAATGTATGAACCATCCCCTGGTCAATACGATCCCTACACTGCATCACGTAGGCCGAACTACATGCCGTTTGGTCCGAACCAACAGCTCTACCAGCCAATCTATCGTCCGAGTTATGACCAGCAGGTTAGAACGATGGATCAGATGCCTCAGCCTATGACCCCGCAGCCAATGCAAACTCAATACAACCCAATACCTATGCAGCAAACACAACCTAGAGGTAGCGCGTTCAAAAAACTTTTTCGTGGCGCCGGTGAAGCATTGAGCGGATTTGGGCAAGGACCATCTAATTATCCTTACTCCGTAAACTACGACGCACCCATGCTCTCTCCGCAGCCGATGAAGTCACAGTATCGGCCTATCCCAATTGCAAGCCAAACATCAATAGATCAGTTGGTAAGCCAGGCGAGATCAGAGGGCGCGGCTGATGCGGCGATGCAATTTGCAAATACCGGTAATTATCATGGTGGTGGCGGTGCAAAAGCAGGCGGCAAGGTTCACGGAGAAGGTATTGACTCACTGTTGAAAAAATGAATCTTTCTATCCAGGTTGTTGATACCAATTACATTGCCCAGATATGGCCGCGTGTAGACAATTTTTTAATTGACGCCCTGGTCAAAGACAATGATGCGCCGGAGTGGAGTAACTGTTACAACATACATCATGTCCAAGGATTCTTAACGAGCGGTATGTGGTTGTTGTTGGTGGCTGTAGATGAACAAGGAGAAATCCACGGTGCAGCCACAGTGTCTTTTGCGAACTACCCGATGGCCAGAGTGGCGTTCATCACTCTTATCGGCGGCAAGTTGATTTCAAACAGAGACACGTTTGAGCAGTTGAAGATGATTCTAAAGCAGCGCGGGGCGACAAAAGTCCAGGGATACGGTAGAGAATCTATCGTGCGTTTATGGAAACGGTACGGCTTTGAGCCACGAACTACTTTAGTGGAAGTTCAATTATGAGATACGATCACTTTTCAATGCTGCCCGAGCGGGCTTTTCAGAAGCGTCCCTTTGGTGGCATGACCTTAGAAGGTGGTGGCGGTGGTGGGCCCTCCCACACAACAAGCACAGTCACTCAACAATCAATTCCTGATTGGCTGAGACCCCAAACCGAAGCGCTCCTGGGTGCTGCGACGCAAGAGACTTTCCAAACAGAAAGAGGCCCAGACGGCACATACAACATTACAGGCGTCAAACCGTTTACACCCTATAGTGCCAATCCCCGTGACTACTTTGCTCCGTTTAGCCCTATGCAGCAGCAGGCAATGTACGAAGCTGGGGCAATGCAGCGGCCTGGTGGCTTTGGTGCTGGACAAGGAATGGTTGGTGCTGCGGGTATGGGTGGTTATGGGACTGCGGCAGATGCGGCTCGATATGGACAGCTTGGTGCTGGTTACGGAATGATGGGCGCTGGCATGGCTCCCGAAGCACAACTCTATGGCCGAACCGCAGCAGACATTGGTGGTATGGGCCTACGTGCTGAAGAACTTGGTAGGGATATTGGTCAAGAGGCGCGTGGATATGCTCGGCAGGCAGCAGATATGGGCAGTCTGTATGAGCAAATGGCTACAGACCCACGGTCTATCCAAGCCTATATGTCTCCCTACCAACAGCGGGTGACAGAAGTTGCTAAACGCAAAGCTATTGATGACGCCCAACGTGCTCAACTCGGCCAGAACTTAGGCTCGGTTCGCACAGGTACATACGGCGGTGCCCGACAGGCGCTTCTTCAAGGACAGCGTGAGGCCGGGTTACAACAACAGCTTAGTGACATTGAAGCTCAAGGACTTCAAAGAGCGTTTGAACAAGCACAACAAGCACAGCAGTTCGGTGTTACTACGGGACTACAGGGGCTTCAAGGAGCGCAATCAGGGCTTGGGACAGCACTTTCTGGTGGTCAACTTGGCCTTGCGGGTATCGGCCAGGCGATGGCTGGGCAAGAAGCTGGTATGCGTGGTCTTAGTCAGGCCGGTCAACTCTACGGTCTGGGTATGCAAGGGGCAGGCGTCGGACTACAAGGTGTATCTGGTGCTCAGGCTGGCTACGGACTTATGGGCCAGATGGGTCGTTCACTTGCAGATATTGCTCAGCAGCAACAAGCAGCAGACATTGCGCGGTTACAGTTCCAACAGCAGGTTGGTGGGGCGCAGCAGTCTCAGGAGCAACAGATCATCAATCAGGCTATCCAGAACTACGCGATGGCCCAGGAAAATCCGCAGCAGCGACTGGCGGCGTACAACGCTCTGTTACGTGGCTATCAGACTCCGGTTACTACGGTCTCTCAATACCAGGCAGCGCCAAGCCCTGTGTCTCAACTAGCAGGTCTAGGTCTGACAGGTGCAGCGGCGTATGGTCTGGCCTCGGGCAAGAAAGAGGGTGGAAAGATTGAGGAAGGAATTGATACTCTAGCCCTACAAAACGTTATGAAAAAGGTGGCAGCATGAGCGTAAGGGGACTTGGCCGTGTGGCCTTAGCTGAGAAGATGTCTATTGCGCAAATCCAAGAGGCACTCAAAAACCGTACCCTCCCAGGATATATCGGCATCCCACTTCTTGAAGAAAAGATACAGTTTGAGCAGCGCATGCGTATGGCAGGACAACAAGGTATTGCGCCTCCTGCGGATGAGCCGCCAATTAGCGATATGGTTATGGCCAAAGCCGAGCAAATGAATGGTGCTGGGGAAGGTATTGACCAGTTGCCTGTACCCACGCCTGAGTTTGTTGGCGGTGGGATCGTAGCATTTGAAGACGGTGGTCAGGTAGAACGGTTCCAAAACCAAGGCTTGGTTGCCGATCCCAATTTTGGTATGGGTGCAGATCAGATGTCCATGCCACGGGAAGACCTTATCAATATGCTGACGCTGCCTGAACTTCAGGAATACAACAGAAGTGGGAAGTTACCTGAGCGGCTGCGTAGTGCGATTGGTAGTACGCCAGTAGAGAGCGGGTCTTTCCTTGGAAGTTTACCCTTAACCAGACAACCGGCTCAGTTTGCGGCACCCACTGCACCGGCGGCTCCGACCACAACACCAGCACCCGCTGCTCCTGCTACCCCTGCTGCTTCAACTAAACCTACGCCTAAAGCACCGAAGTCGGATGTGTCTCTCATAACTGAGGAAGGGAAGAAACTCATACCCACGCAGGGTATTACCCCTGAAAGTTTCAAAGCACAGCAAGCCGCTTTTGGTATCGGCGCTGACCCGGATGCGGACTTCAAAAAACAAATTGAGGCTCTTGCTAAAGGTTCAAAAGAAGATCGCCAACAAGCTAAGTACATGGCACTCCTGCAAGCTGGTCTTGGCATCATGGGTGGCACCTCAAGAAACGCCTTAGAGAATATTTCCGCAGGTGCTCAGCGTGGCCTGATGCAGTACGCCGGTGACATCAAGGACATCAAGGCTCAAGAACGTGACGCAATGAAGATGCGTGCTGAACTTTCTCGTGCTGAAGATGCTCGCAAGCGCGGAGACTTCAAAGCATTTATGGACGCTAAGGACAACGCCGATAGGCTTGGTCTACAGCAAGAGAAACTTAATATTGATAGGCAAACAGCGGCTGTTCAAAAAGCCTACTACGAGGGGCGGCTTTCTGATTCCCAAGCCCGAAATGCAATAGCTAAAGCTAGATTAGGTCAAGCACAGGTGCAAGCAACACTGAAGGCTCGTGAGTTCTTCACGAATAAGGAAGAGCCAGCTCTTAGAAGCGAGTTTGAAAAGCGTTTTGGTAGTAATTGGGCAAAGAGTCCTGAGATCATGGCGCAGTTCAATCGGCAAAAAGAAGGGCGCATCAGAGAACTTGCTATGCTAGGAAGCCAAGATAGCGGCATCCCCAGTGTTGAAGACCTAATGGAAGATTAAAGATGATTCTTACCCTCCCTAAAGTTGGGCCTGTTCGGTTTAGGGATGACATAACTGATGAAGAGTTCAAATCTCAGTTAGAAGCACTCTCTAAGAAATATGAGTTTGAGATCCCTAGGGCAGAACTTACTACTGGGGAGATGGCTAGTCGTGCTTTTGAACGGGGTAAGAAGCGGCTAGGCACTACGTTTGGGGACATCATCCCCGCTATGGCTGGGCAGGCTCTTGGGTTTGAGGATTACGCCAAGCGCCAGATGGGGGAAGCTGCTGCCACAGAAGAGGAAATAGCAACCTACTATGCTCCGCAATATAAGTCCTACAAAGATATTGGCGGTCCTGGAGACCTTCTTGGGTATGGACTTGAAACTGTTATCGAGCAAGTCCCCAACATCGCTACTTCTCTCATTCCTGGTGTGGGTGCTGGTGCTCTTGCTGCCCGTGCTGGCGTTGGTGCTGCTGCTCAGACTGCTGCTGTAGGAGCGGGTACGTTTTTAGGGTCGTATGCCCAGAGCGCTCCAGAGATATTCCAAAACATCTACCAGGAAACTGGGAAGATGGAAGTACCCACGGCGCTTATGTTTGGCTCTGTGTCTGCTGCCCTAGACTCTGTTCTCCCTGCCACATTAGCCAGACAACTTACTGGGCCGATGCGTATAGGGGTGGTGGAGAAACTGCTTGAGAAATCAGGCATGGACAAGGGTGTGTTGCGCGGCACAACGGCTGGCATATTCACCGGTGCTGGCACTGAGGGTCTGACTGAAGGCGCACAAGAGTCTATTAGTATCGCGGCTGAGCGGTTCATCGACGAGAACCCAGAGGTATTTGGCAGTAAAGAATGGGAACGGATTATCGAGTCCAGCATCCGTGGGTCGATTGCGGGTAGTGCATTTGGTGGTACTGGTGGTGGGATTGAATCTATGCGTGCCGGTGCTGAGCGCAAACGGCAAATGGCTGATGCACTAGAGAGGCGTGGCCAAAGGCAAGAAGCAGCGAGATTGCGTAAAGAAGTTGCAGCGGCTGAAGCAGAGATCGAACAGATTCAATTAGCCAACCCACAGATGCAATTGCCTGGGATGGACACGGGCGTATACACAAGCCTCATACAGCCACAGTCTGTAGCAGCTAAAGCAGCCAAGGATGCCAAAGACTCTCTTACAGGTAAGCAACTATCATTGTTTGATGAGAAGGGCAACCTGACTCAAGCGGCAGAAAAAGCCGCAACCAAAGATCAAAAGGCAACGGCTAACCGTGCCCGTGAAGAAGCTAAACGACAAGCCGCTGACCTAAAGAAGTACCAAGAACAACTTAAAAAGTACCTGGCTGCTAAGCAGGCCACACTGCCTGGGTTCAGCAAAGAAGAAATTGATACGTTGCAAGCCCAAGAGGCTGCACGTGCTGCCGAAGCTGAGGCTACTGGTCAGGGTGATTTGTTTACAGGCATGCCCCCATCTGCGGCACCAGCTACTACTGAGACTGCTGTTACACCGCCCACTGCACCCAGCACTGCTATTGGTAGCGACAAGAACGCATTAAAAACTTTTGGTAAACAGTTCGGTATTGGCCCCACTGCCAAAATTCTAAAAGAAGATGGCCCCTTGGCTGGCAAAGATATATCTAAGCCAGAGGACGCTGCCGAGGTCAAACGTGTGCTGGAGGCATACGCATCAGGTAAACCCGCAGAAGGTGCGGCTGCAAAAATTGAGGAGTACCTCAAGCGTCCTGAGTTCCAGACCACAAAAGAAGCACCAGCAACTGCGGCACCGACGGAGGTAACGCCAAGTGAACCCACTACAGGATTTATCGCCGGAGCAGGTGAGCCTAGCGTTCCAACTACTGTGCCAACAGAAGTTATTAGTGCAGATACCGAAAGAACTGGAGAGCCTGTCACTGGAGAACTGGAAACAGTTGAACCTACTGTTGAACGCGCTGATGTTGGAGAAGGAGCAGTCAAGCCTACACTAGAGATAGTGCAAGAGGCTGACAGACGGGCAACTAATTTTATAAAGCAAGCAGCCGCTGACGAACTTGCCGAGGTCGGTATTGACCCAGCAGATGTGAACCTTGAGGACTTCGTAGACACCGATGCCTACAACTACATCCGCCTGCCGCAGCTAGTCAATGAGTTCTTCCGTCTTAAAGATGTGCTGGCAATACCGGACGAGCAAGTCTCCAAAAAAGATCGGGCCAAGCGTAAGAAAGACAAAGAGGACTTTGCTTCACTAGAGCAAGTCATAAAAGATATTGGTGGTGCCGAGTTCTTCACAGCACTTAACACGGTCCCTGCTAGTCGCCGCGAAGCAATTTTCAGTGAGATGAACCGCGAAGCCAAAGCACAGATCCTCGACACGGTGCAGGCTGACCCAGAGTTTAGGGAGCGGTTGGAAGATCGTAAGCGTAGAGCAGCCGAGGTACGCCCTGGCAAAACGTCATTTGAGCGCAAGCCGCCAAAAAGAAAAGCTGGCAAGACGGCAGAAGTTACGGACGAAGAACTTGATGCTTTTAACCAGGCTTACTTTGAGAAGACTGGCGAGACACTCTTCCTGCCTGAGCATCGTGGACCTGATCTTAATGATGCTGGCCGTGCGTTGGTTGAGACTGGCAATCTAAAAGGTGTTATCGACAACTTAAAAGCTGGCACCGATAACAAAGACGTGCAGCGCATCCTTGCCAAGATCAAGAGTCTGAACCTGAAGACTAAGATCCAGTTGGGTGCAGTAGAAGGTAACAAAGCAGGCTCGTACGACCCACGCACAGATACCATAACCATCAATCCCGATGTTGGGATGAATGAGCACACGGTGTTGCACGAGTTAGTGCACGCTGCCATCTCCCACGTGCTTAACAACCGGAATCTGCCTTTGAGTAAGGAGTTTGGTAACTTCTTTGAGCAGATCAGAAATCAGTTGGGTAATGCGTACGGTGGAGAAAACCTCCAAGAATTTGCTGCAGAGTTGGTCAGTAACCCAGAGTTCCAAGCACTTCTTAAGACCATCAAGGCACCTAAGAGCGAGAGCCTGTTTAAGCGCATCATGCAGACTTTGGCTGAGTTCTTTGGGTTTAGCAAAGGCACTAACTCATACAAGCGGGGCATCGAATTAGTCAGCCGTGCCGTGGATATGTCGGCTGATGTGCCACCTACGCCTTCGGATCTTTTGTTCTTGAGCACCCCTAACGGTATGCGCCGTGGGTTTAAGGGTGTGGGGATGATGGGTCAGGCAATGCCTAGCCTAACTGGGCGGCTTGTAGAGAACACGCGTAACTACATTTCCAACATGCCGGGGGATGTCAAGTCCATAGCTATGGGCTTACTACGGCTGGATAACATAAATGAAATCTATGGCGCTCAGCTTCCCTCACTTCAAAAGCTAATTGACGCTCTTGAGCGACGCAACGGCACGCAAGAGCAGCGCATCGAACAAATTAACGAGAACTACAAACGGTTTACCAAGGTAGCACAGAAGCACCCGCAGGCTATGGAGCGCATGAATGACATGGCCTATGACGCCCGTCTTGCGCAAGTGGACCCGATTGACCCGAACTTTAAACCTAGCCCTGCACAGGTAGCTGAGTACAACAAGCTAAAGCAAATCTACGATAGCCTGCCTGAAGATGTGCAGCAGGTTTACAAAGACATCCGTAAGTCGTACAACGACGCGATAAACGAGTACGAAGACATTCTTCTTAACTCCGTTCAGGATCCGTCTATTCGGCAAAAGTTAAGAGCACAGTACGAAGCACGTAAGCGTCAAATAGCCTACATTCCATTCTTACGCCAAGGTGATTTTTGGGTTGAGTACGATGAGAACGGCGAGCGTGCAGTACAGGCTTTCCAATCCGAACGTGAGCGTGCAGCGTTCATAAATACTCAACTAAAAAACAAACCTCACAAAGCGTACCGCAACATAAATGAGGCTCAGTTCACCCAAGGTAGCCTACCCCCTGGGTCTTTTATTGTTGGGGTGATGAACCAGTTGAACAAGCAGGGGGCTAGTGACGCGCTCAAAAATAGCGTATACCAGTCTTATCTTGCGCTGTTCCCCGCAGAGTCGTTGGCCAAAAACTTTATGAAAGCCGACAACGTGCGTGGTATGGAACGAGACATCGTCCGTGGTTATGGGGAGACGATGATCAAATGGGCACGCAAACTTTCTGCTAGTAAGTACAACCCAGAAATTGATAAGGCACTACGTGGTGTAGCCTTAGAAGGGGAAGCCGCTGAAGTAGCCGAGGCAGGTAGCGGAGCGTACACAGCCGCACAAAACGTTGTAGATCAAGCAGCGTTTTTCCATAACCCGACCTACGGCAGTTTGGTCAGTGCAGCCACGACCTTCAGCTATTTCAACTACATTGCCGGTAACATCTCATCCGCACTCATCAACTTGACGACGGTGCCAATGTTCTCCTGGTCTATCCTGGGGGCAAAGTTTGGGTTTGATAAAGCAAGTGGTGCATTGTTCAACTCATCCAAAGTAGCCATCAATTACATCTTCAACAACAAGGTTCCTCCTAAGTACCAAAAGTTGTTTGATGAGTTATCTAACCATGCGCAGCTAGAACACACGCTGGCTAGAGAGGTGCTGGAGGGCAGACGCGAAGCAACATCTGAATTTACTGGGCTGAAAGCTCGGATCATGGATGGACTGTCTATTCCGTTTGCCAAGACTGAAGTATTGAACCGTGGTGCTACGGCTATTGCTGCTTACGACTTAGCTTTGAAGGGTAATGCTGCACTGGGTATAAAACCCATGAACCAACAAGATGCCATCCGGTATGCCATCAACACCACCAAACAAATCAATACGTCAGGTCTTTCCGCTACAGCTCCGCGTTACATGCAGCACCCAGCCGGTCGGGTGTTCTTCACGTTTAAGTCGTTCATTTGGAACTCGGCGTTTGTAGTCGCACGTGCCTTCCACCAAGCATTTAAAGGTGAGACCCCTGCCATCCAGCGTGAGGCACGTCGGCAATTACTTGGTATCTACGGCATGACTATGGCTTTTGCTGGCATCAAAGGTTTGCCGTTCATGGGTGCTGTGTCGACTCTATCCACCATGATCAACGCACTCTTTGGTGATGAGGATGAGCCGTTTGATCTTGACGTAGAACTGCGTGATTTCTTTGGTGATCTGCTCTACAAGGGCGGCGTCAACTACGCGACCAACCTAGAAATTGCCAACCGTGTGGGTGTTGCTAACGATCTAATCTTCCGCGATGACCCCCGTAGCGTCGCTGAGCACGGGTATGTGCTGACTGCTATGTCTCAGGCTTTTGGTCCGGTCGGGTCGTTTGCCATCGGTGCTGGTCGCGGTGCAGAACTGGTGGCGCAGGGAGAAGTAGTTCGTGGTATTGAATCAATGGTGCCCAGCTTCATTCGTAACGGTATGAAGGGTATGCGGTACATGTCCGAAGGTGCCCTCAATCTCAAGGGTGAACCGATCATTGAAGATGTGTCTGCTTACAACGCACTCATGCAGATGATTGGATTTGGCCCCGCTGACCTGTCTGCTGCCTACGAAAAAGTGTCCATGAAGAAGGAGTATGAGCGCGACGTGCTTACCCGTAGGTCACAACTGCTCAATAAGTACGACATGGCACGCAGGGCTGGGGACTACGATTTGATGCAGGAAGTCCAAACCGACATAGACAGTTTTAATGAGGCACGTAAAGACCCAGCCGCCAGGATTACACCAGAGACATTAGACAGGTCCCAACGTGCACGGGAAGCCTATGAACAGAACACGATCAATGGCGTGCGGTTCAACAAGAGTCTGATGCCCGAGATAGAAGATCTGTTGGAAGAATAAAAAAACCCCACTGGAGGAGGGAGGAACCAGTGGGGTCACTTTCAAGGAGAAAGCATAAAGAAGAGAGTGCAAGGCGATTATGCCTCAACTCTCCAGACGCGTAAACCGTATACGCCCTTCTCAATAACTTGTTTGGAAACAACTTTAAACTTCAGGCGGTTGGCCTCTTCCTCCACGAACCGCTGGGTTAGCTTGCGGTCTATGCAAGGCACGAAGAATGAGGTGCCTGGTTTAAATTTATCCCACTCAATCAGCAGAGGTATGTTCAGTATCCGCATTGTGCATAAGGACTACGTCTGTAAAGAACTCTAGTTTGGTGGTGTCAAAGCACAGGGCGTTAACTGCCGCCTGGGTGTTAGCCACAGTGCCTGCCGTCATGCGTTTCTTCTTGATACCCACGAGGGCTTTTGATTTGCGGTACGGATACAGAGACTCTTCAAAGTTGACAAAGTCTTTTGCGCAATCCTGCCGGTAGGTCTTGAGCACCACGTACAGCATCTTGGTGTCCGGCTCGTAGCGCACGGTCAATGCGCCTCTGGGTTCCCGTATGGGTGCATGCTCCAGCCCGGTTTTGTTGTCTCGGTTGCCGTTGATGACCAGTATTTCGTTAAAGTGTTTTTGTAGGAAGCCGCCAAGGTAATCATCGCTGTCAAACATGTACTGCTTGTTGCGGTTCCGTGTCTCTTTAATCAGGTCAACGGCAAAGTTAAAGACGGGTTTGATGGGTATGTCGTGCAATCCCAACTGCTTGGCAAACGAGCCGCCAACGATAGATAGCATGCTCATGGCAGTCCAGAACCGCTCGGTACTTTTAGCCTCGGTGGCCGCATCAATACGCCGGTGCATCTCTGCCATCTGATCCCGTACAAAAGGAAGGTGACTAACTATGGCCTGGGAATAGGGTTGGACTGCGTGACCGTAGTTGGTAAGTAGTTTGCCAAAGTGGTCTCGTGACCAGTTCGGGTCGTCATACGGGTCGGCTTGCACGCCGATCTCAAGCACCCGCATAAGTTCTCCTTCTGGAAAACTCTTAATAGATAGCAACGCATCAGGCACAGAACTATTGGAAGTAGTTATCAATCCAGTTGCCCACTTAGTGTGGTTGAGGCGTTCTGCGTTGTCGTGTTGCTTCAGCCTATGCTTGGCCCTGCCAGATGTCACGTCGTAGAGTTGTTGAGACATAACATCAGGTGGCATGTTGGTGATCTCGTCCATCGTGGCGGCAAAGTTCTGTAGCACCCCTAGCCGTTGCATCCTGGCGTTGTACGTGTCCTTCGGGGAAAGCATTAGTTCTTTCGGTCTGCCATAGATACTGTTGATGGCGTGCAGGATTGTTGTCTTTCCAGAACCAGATTGGCGGCTCATCAGATTTAGGCAGAACCCATCCAAGGCGGTGAACTTCATGAGCAGACAGCCAAAACCCATGAAGAAAGCGAACGCCCTGTTCTCCATTCCTTCACGACCGTACGCGTTGACAACTTCTTTCCACACGTGAAAGTCGCCCTTGGGAGAAAACAATGGCACCAGCGGGAGCGTTGGTGAAGAGGGTGGGCTATATGCGATTTCAGCCGCACGGATTTCTCTGTCTCCGACTATGATCGCTGAGTCGTCTTCCAACCAGCCAAATTGTTTGTGTGCCTTCTCTGCTTTTGCTGTCATTTGTAACTCGTCTACCCATTTAGATACGTAAAACATAAGGGCGTCCTGTTGCTTGCTGAGCACGGCCAAGCCATGAGAAGCAACGGTGTCTCTGAATTTATCTTTAGCCAGCACCGAAGCCAGCGGCATGATGAACTCTCGCACTCCATCCATAGGCAGGTGCAGACGTAGCAGCAGGGTCTCACCTATGTCTGGGTCGTTCATGCGTTTTACTACGTAGAAGTCGTACGGATAAACAACTTCGTCTTTGTCGTTACCGGCCTCGTCTTTGGTATGGATGAATATGCCGCCATTCTTGCCACGGAAAAACGGAAACGGGTACTTGGGTATGTTGTAGGTCTTGGTCTCTTTGGTGGCTTCCTCGACACCGCTCACCACGTTATCTTCTTCGGAAGCCTCGACAATCTCACGGCCTAACTGTATTGGGGATGTGATCTTATGCTGGCACCCGTCGCACCCAGATGGGTTTAACTTCTTGAACGTCTCACAGGTGTATGGGCCTTTGGTGTCGTTGGCCTTGCGCTCAGTGATCTCCGGTGAATACTCTGGGTGCCTCTTACTTATGATGTGGATGGCTTTGTCTCTGTCGGCGCACTGCTGAGCAATCGACAGCCCTGCTCTCCACAACGGCTCTTCCAGGTCGTTTTGATTCTCGTAGATGTTCAGTATCTGGTTGCAACCTGTACCCTGAACCGACTTGATGAGGATGTCTTTGAAGTTCGATTGGCTGGCCCCTATGAGTGCAAGGGTCACGGGGTCCATCGTACGTTTGAACTCAGCCTTGTTGGCTACCCGTAGTATCTCGTCGGTGGGTGCCAGGAGTTCTTTGATGCTCTCGTTTGAAACCAACGGAGCTAAATGCAAAATTACGCACGGTATTGGGTTGCTCGGATCTTTGACGTGGTTGCTTTCAGGCATCCTGAGCACGCGTGCGGCATCTGCTGGCACGGCACGGTCGATCTTGAAGTCGTATTCTTCACACAGATCTTTCAGTCGCTCGGCATGCAACTTCCATTCCTTGCGCTCCATAGGCTCTTCAAGGATCCAGTACACATGCGCACCACGGCCTGATTGGAGAATGGTGGGGCGTGGTAGCTTAACTTCTTTACAAAACTTTTTTAGTGCCGCCAGACCTTCGGCAATATCTGCGTAGGGCTTACCCTCACCGCAGTCTAAGTCTATGAAAAAAGATTTCAGGGCGATGGCATTGGTTGCAAACCTACCGTTCTCTGCCGGACCGTACTTCGCTAGACCAAAGAACGCGTTGAATACATCCGCTTGTAGCCCGTCTGCTAAGTCGCTCAACCCCTCTATGGTGGTCGTGAACCGCTGACGTATTAGATCCTTGTCCCCTACCTTCTTGTTCCCCCAACTGCAATAGTGTTCCCCTTCTGAAAGAGGCGGTAACACCAGAGCAAGAAACTCTTTCCTTGAAAGCATAGCCGTCCTTATAACCGTCAAGATGAGATAGGCAGGGGTGTGACGGCGTGCACCCTTTTCGGTAGCTAACCTAGCCTTCTCTTAAACTTATGATAATTTTTGGATCAGTTTGTGCATTTTATCTATGTGCCTAGGGGAGACGATGGTTTCACCCTTAAACCAGTTATACACCGTCATCCTACTCACATCAAAAAACTCCGCGACTTCCTTAGCCGGAATATTATTCTTCAAACAAATTTTTCCTAGCTGGACGCCGAGAAGCGCGGAGTTTGCGCTTTTAATTGCCTCTGCTGTGACCATCGA